GTCGAGCGCATCTCGAGCACGCTCGACGACACGGGCCTGCAGGCGGCGCGCTCCTACTCAGTGGCCGATGTCTCGCGCATCTACGGCGTGCCGATGCAACTGCTCTCGGAGAGCGCCGGAAGCTCGTACGGCTCGCTCGAGTGGATGGGCCGCGCGTACCGCGACCACTGCCTGTCGCAGTGGATCGCCGCGTGGAGCGCGGAGACAGTCGCCAAGCTTGCGACCCCGTTCGACTCGATGACCTGGGACACGGACCAGCTGATCCGACCGGGGATGGCCGAGCAGATGGCGGCGCTCAGGACGGGCGTCGAGGCCGGTTTCCTCACGCGCAACGAGGCGCGCGCCATCATCGACCTCGACCCGCTGCCGGGCCTTGACGAGCCGACGCTCGCGCTCAATGTCGGGACGGGCGGCGGGACCACCAACCTCGGCACCGACACCTCGGCGCAGGAAGGGACGGCCAATGACTTCGCTTGAACGCCGCGGCATCCGCGCGGAGAACTCGCTCGAGGGGCGCACGCTCGCGGGCTACGCGGCCGTCTACAACTCGGACAGCCGCGAGATCGCGGACTACGGCCGGAACTTCGTCGAGCGGATCGCGCCTGGCGCGTTCGGCGAGACCCTCGCCTCCGGCGGGGATGTGAAGCTCTACTACAACCACGACAGCTCGATGCCGCTCGCCCGCACGCGCAGCGGCACGCTGAAGCTCCGCAGCGACCGGCAGGGCCTCGCCTTCGAGGCTTCGCTCCCCGAGACCACGCTCGGCAACGATGTGCGCGAGCTTCTCGCGCGCGGCGACCTGAGCGGGGAGATGAGCTTTGGGTTCTTCGTCGAGGAGGACTCGTGGAACAAGAACCGCACCGAGCGGCTGGTCAAGCGGGCGAAGCTCGTCGAGATCAGCGTCGTGCAGGACGCGGCGTACCCGCAGACCAGTTCGAGCCTGCGGAGCGTTTCCGCGGCCGCCATCGAGGCCGCGCGGATGCGGCTCGAAATCTTTGCCTTGAGGACAAGCACATGGACCCGCTGACCGAGATCGGAAACATCACGCACCAGTACCGCAAGCAGCTTGCCGACATCGAGCGCCGCGAGGGCAACGCCGAGCAGCGCACCGTCGACAACCCGTTCCGGGTGAACGGCGAGGAGCGTCAGAAGCTCGAGCGCATGGACGCGGACCTGACCGCGGCCGAGACGCTCATCCAGCGCAAGCACGCCGAGAAGCTCCAGCTCGAGCGCAAGGTCGCCGAGATGGAGGCTCGTCTCGCCGAGCCGACTCTCCGCGCGAAGGCCGTCGACTCCAAGCGCATCGACCTCGACCCGAACAGCTCCGAGTACGCTGCGCGCTGGCTGCGCGCCGTCGTGACGAACGATCAGGCCGAGTTGCGGTCGCTGATCACCACGACCAGCAACGCGGCGGTTCCGACCGACATGGAGCGCCGCATCATCAACAAGCTGTACCAGGCCTCGACGCTTCGGCAGATCTCGGCGGTGCAGACCATCGATTCGAAGCGCACGATCACCGTCGAGGCGAGCACCCCGGCTGCCGCGCTCGTTTCGGAAGAGGGAGCGATCACTCCGGCTGATCACACTTTCTCCGCTGTCTCCGTCACCCCCTACAAGTTCGTCGCGGCCACCACCATGACGCAGGAGTTCATCGAGGACTCGATCGGACTCAGCGGCATCGGAAGCGGGCTTGAGTGGGTCGCCGACCGGCTGGGTATCTCGCTCGCGCGCGAGATGGACGAGTACTACACCATCGGAACCGGAGCGAGCGAGCCTCAGGGAATCGCCGATACCAGCTCGACCGCCTGGGCGACCACCAACTCCGGCCGCATCATCAACCAGGGCGTGGCGCTGACCGAAGATCAGACCGTCGCAAACATCACCGGCGACAACATCATCGACTGCGTCCATGCGGTCGCCCCGCAGTACCGCACCGGTCCTCGTTTCCGCATCCTGCTGCACGATGGCTGCCTCAAGGCGATCCGCAAGCTGAAGAGCAACTCGGGCACCGGGTTCTACGACTACCTGTGGAAGCCGAGCGAGAACGGCGGGCTCGTCGAAGGAATCCCCGGCACGATCTACGGCGTGCCGTACGCCGTCTCGGAGTGGATGCCGACCACGGCGGCGCAGACTGCGACCGGAGCCAATGTCCGAGGCTCGGCGCTCTTCATCGTCGGCAACTTCGAGTACTTCGGCATCTTCGACCGCACCGGCATGACCCAGCTGGTCGACCCGTACAGCGGATCGAACTACATGCGCACGACGCTGTACATCTCGATGCGCACCGATTCGAAGATCCTCCTCCCCGAGGCTTTCGCGGCCATCTACTCGCCGAACGCGAGCTGATCATCTTCTCACCCCCGGGAGGGCGGCGCGGAAACGCGCCTCCCTCCTTTCCATGGCAGTCACGCTTACGGAAGTCAAGACGGCGCTCCGTATCTCGTACACCGACGACGATACGGAGCTTACCCGTCTCATCAACGCGGCCGTCGCGCTCGTCGAGCGCCGGACGGGGCGGTACTACTCGTCCGCGTCGCGGACGCTGTACCTGACCGAGTGGCGCGACAGCGTGTTCCCCATCGCCGTGTTCAACTCGCTCACGAGCGTGCAGTACTACGACAGCGGGAATGTGCTTACGACGATGCCGTCGACCGACTACTGGGTGGATCGCGCCGACGAACTGCCCGTGCTCCGGTTCCTCGAGGAGCCCTCGATCTATGAAGGCACGAACATCATCGTTACCTACTCGGCCGGTCACTCGACCGAAACCGCAGACATGGAGCAGGCGGTCATCGCGCTGGTGGGCCACTGGTACAACAACCCCGAGGCGTCGCAGCCGCTGGCGCTGACGATGGTGCCGATGAGCCTCGAGTTCCTGCTCGACTCGCTGAGCGTGAAGGGGCCGATGCGATGATCTCGGCCGGAATCCTCAAGCAGACGGCGACGGCCTACGACACGAGCGGAACCGACGACCTCGGACACGCGTCGGAGACCTTCGACCTCGCCGGGACCTTCCGCTGCGACCTCCGCGACCAGGGCGCCTCCGAGCAGGCGTGGGGCGACGGCGTGGCGACCGTCCGTCAGATGCTGATCGTCGCGCGATGGCTCGACATGAAGCGACTCGGGATCACCGAGCGCCACCGGCTGACCATCGGCTCGAGGACCTTCCGCATCCTCGCCATCCGCAACATCGACGAGCGCGACCGACGCGCCGAGATCGACTGCGTGGAGATCAACTGATGGCGCACATCGAGCAGGCCATCCGCACGATGCTCCGCAGCGCTTCGTCCCTCAGCGAGATCGCGGACGCGAACTTCACCTACGCGTACCGGCCGCAGCTGTCGGCGGGAGTTCTTCCGGCCGTCACCTACACGGTGACGCAGCGCGAGAACGCCACCCTCGGCGGGACGCTGCAGAAGGTCACCGTCGAGGCGTCTCTCGTCCACGAGACGCTCGACCTCGCGAGCGAGAAGGGCGCGGAGCTGCGCGACTGCTTCGCCCCGGGCACGCACAACTCCTTCGTGATCGAGGCGTGCGTGCTTCAGTCCTCGGCGCTCGAGGAGCCGATCCTGTCCGACGGCGACGAGCAGCAGCCCGCCGTCTACACCTGCACCTACGAAATCTACTACCGGGAGCCCTGAGCCATGGCAACCTTCACTTCCTCCACGAGCACGATCAGCTGGGGCGGCACCGCCATCAACGGCCTGTTTGAGATCTCGTGGAACTACAGCCGGACGCCCATCGAGGTCACCGAGCTCGGCAACGCGTTCAAGAACTACATCTACGGGCAGTCCGAGGTCTCCGGCACCGTCCAGGCGTACATGGACGGAGATGTGGCGTCGCAGTCGACCATCGTCGCCGACTCCATCTCCGGAACCAAGAAGGCGCTCGCATTCACCGCGCACACCGGCGAGGTGTACAGCCTCACGGACGCCATGATCGAGTCCTTCGATGTGTCGGCGGCCCTGAACGATGTCGTCAAGATCACCTTCAACTTCCGCGGCTGCGCCGCCATGACGGAGACCTGATGAGCCTCGCCGCAGCCCTTCGCCTCGAGCACAAGCCCGTCGAGCGGGACGGCGTCCGGTTCCTGCTTCGCCGCCCCACGGTCGCCGACCTCGCGGAGGCGCTCGAGCAGAACGAGCGCGACCCGAAGCGGGCGAATGTGTGGCTGCTCCGGTCGCATGTCCTGAACGAGCAGGGCGTGCCGGTGTTCGCGGACGAGGCCGCCGCCGCCCAGTGCCCGCTCGCGCTCGGCCGCTGGCTCGTGGCCGAGGTGGAGGGCCTGTACGGAGAAGGCCGGGACTAGGTCCCGCCGCGCGGCAACTGCTGCGCGGCTTCAAGTGGGCGCCGGGCCCCGCGGAATGCCCGGTCGCGTGGATGAACATCGTGCTCAAGATCCCCGACCTGAAGGCGATACGCAGGAAACTCGATGCCCTCAAGCAGCCTCCAGTGGTCCGCGAGAATCGACCGGCAGTCGCAGGCGCGGCTCAAGGCGGCGCTCGAGCAGTTCCCCGCGGAGGCGCAGGACGCGGTGGTTAGGCGCGCGTTCAAGGACTTCGCGCGCGTGGTGATCGCGAAGGCCAAGGGCACGACCGAGAGCAGCACGATCCGCAGGGCGCTTACCTCCAAGGTCAAGCGCTACCGCGGCGTCGCGTGGCTCGGCATCGGCCACCGCACCGGACGGCTGAAGGAGAACGCGAACGAGCTGATCGGTCGATCCAAGCGGGCCGCCTACGACGCGGCTGGCGGGGGCTGGCGCTCGCACTTCTACGAGCTCGGATGGCACTCGTGGTCGCCCTCGTTCGCGAAGCCTCCGAAGGGGGCTGGCAAGGGGTGGAAGCGTCGGCGCAGGCACCGCGGGCGCGGAGTCTTCAACCGCGGCGAGTACGACCTGTCGCGGGCGTTCACGAGCAGCCAGGGGATGCTGGGCGCGTTCCTCGTGGATTCGATCAACGCGGCTGCGGCCCGAAGGAGCCGATGACATGGCGAAGCTACCGACGCTCAATGTCGATGTGAAGGTCAACACGCGGACGATGCAGAAGGACATCGCCGAGGCGAACAAGCGGCTTCAGCAGATCGGCGGCAAGGGCGCGGCTCTCGTCGGCGGCGGCATCGGCAAGCTCGGATCGCTGGGCTCGCTCGGAGGCGGGCTCGGCGCTGGCGCCCTGGGCGTCGCCGGGATCGCGGCGGCCGCCATGGCCCCGTTCAAGCTCGGCCGGATGGCCGTCAACTCGTTCGCCGACGCCACGCAGCGCGCGACCGACGCGCTCGAGAAGCTGGAGAGCGGCAAGATCACATCCACCTACCGCGAGACCGGCGTCGCGGAAACCTTCACGCGCAGGCTGGCGATGGGAGCCGAGTACGCGAAGGGCGCCGAGGCCGCGGGCAAGGGGATCATGGACACCATGTGGGGCTCCATGAGCGACGAGTACGGACGCCTCGGCGGCGTCGGCGGCTTCATCGTCGAGGAGTACGGCAAGGGTGGAGGCGAGGCGCTGAAGGAATCGGCCGCCGCCATCGGGTCGATGCTCGCGGGCGAGAGCTTCGAGGAGAGCAACATCAAGGCGGCGATGGCCACCTCCGCGAATCCCGACGCGTACCGCCGCGAGCTTCGCGAGGCGCAGGTGCGCCGGGAATCCGGCGAGACCGTTTCATTCACCGAGTATCCGATCTCCTACACGGTCGACATGACCGTGCAGATGATGAAGGACCTCTTCTCCTGAGGTGAACCATGGCGATTGCAAGCGAACGGCTCTCGATCTCCTCGACGCACGGCTCGATGTTCAACAAGTCGACGATCACCGAGAGCTGGCGCGTGTTCGACGACGCCGGCGGGGCGATCCTCATGCCGTACGGCGTGCGCGACGCCATCGCGGCCGGCGGCATCATGTACCAGGTCGGCGAGGCGTATCCGGCGCCCCTTTCCGGCACCCCGCTTTGGGAGAGCACGGCGCTCTGCAGGGCCCTCCAGTGCCGCCAGTTCGACCGCGTCATCGACATCCAGGCGACCTTCGACACCTACTACTTCTACACCGACGATGCGAAGATGAACAAGTCGGGCACGGTGTCGACCGCCCCGGCGGCAAATTATCTTCCGGCACGGTGCATCTCGTCGATGAGCACGAAAGAGATCGCGGTGTACCGCAACGGCTGGAGCACGAGCCCGCCCATCGGCAGCGACTCGAGCGCCGACATCGGCGGCACCATCGTGGTCTCCTACCCGCAGCCGATCCGCGTGAGCGTGCCGAGCCTGAAGCTGCGCGTGGTGCTGCTGATCGACGCCGAGACTCAGAACCCCGTGCAGGCCGCCGACATGATCACGACCTTCATCGGCAAGCGCAATTCCGACACATTCCTGACCATCCCGGCGGGTGGGCTCGTGTGCGTCGGCGGCGGGGTTTCCCATCTTGAGCATGAGTACTTCGAGGCCATGATCGAGTACGAGTGGGACGCGTACTACGAGCATGTGCAGGTGCCGGAGACGGCGTCCGACGGACGGCCGAAGGGGAACGCGTCCGGCGGCAGCGTCGTGAAATGGCAGCGGCCGACGCGCTCGTCCGCGGCATTCAACAACCTGTGGGGAACGAGCGACCAGGGCGGCGTTTGGCGCTACATGGCTGAGAACGGAAAGTACTACTAGTGAGCTTCCGCGAGACCATGATCCGGCAGGACGCGATGCTGCGCGGCACGCGCGCGCAGCAGCCTCCCCCTTTCCGCGAGGCCACGCTCTTCAAGGTGACGGCGTCGACGCAGATCGGCGTGACCAACCGGTGGGTGTACACGGTGCAGAAGGCAGTGGTCGGATCGACCACGAGCTACATCCCGCAGGTGGACGAGTCGATCAACGAGGAGGCGGTGAGCGTCTCGGAGCTCTCGAACGGCACCTATGTGGCGTACGGGGTGACGGCCGCGAACATCCCGTCGGGCTTCTCGGTGGTGAAGATCCCGAACGGCACCTATGTCGAGTGCGTGCCGCACCGCCGGTCGGACGGCTCGTTCGTGTGGCTGATCGTCAACACGCAGGCCATCGACGGGACCTGTCAGAGCGACCCGCTCGCCGACATCCTCGGCTCTGACCACATCGACTACACCGAGCCGACGATCTCGTGGCGGTTCCGGCCCCAGCACCGGGTGTGGCTGACGACCGACTGCACGACGGCCGACGACTACCTGACGAATGTCTCGGGCACCGGCGCCGCCGTGACATTCAACGACGCTGGCATCCACGAGTCGGGCCATGTGGGCCTCGCCAAGTGCGCGTCGGGCACCACCACCACCGGACGGGCCTTCCTGTGCACGCCGACGCAGGACTGCATTCAGCTCGGCAACGGCGCGGTGGTGCTCGAGATGGCCGTCAAGACGCCGAGCAGCCTGTCGGACGCGACCAACCGATACAATGTGATCGCGGGGCTGCACGACAACTTCGCGAGCGCCGTGAACGCCGTCGACGGCGTCTACTTCATCTACCGCGACAACCTGAATTCCGGCAAGTGGCAGTGCGTGACCTATCAGAACGCGTCGACGACCGCAGTCGACAGCGGCATCACGGTCGCGGCGAGCACCTGGTACTGCCTTCGGATCGAGATCAACGCGGCCGGGACCGAAGCCAAGTTCTACATCGACGGCGCGCTCGTCGTGACCGAGACGACGAACATACCGACCACGGCCACCTATCAGACGGGCGTGGCCGTCGGCATCCGCAAGGGCGCCGGAACCACCGACCGATTCGCGCTGGTCGACTACATCGACTACTCGCAGGACATCTCGAGGTGCCCCGCATCATGAACTGGGCGATCATCGACTCCACCCGGCGCGTCAGCGCCATCGTCGCCCAGGACACGCGCCCCGAGAACGGCGTGCTGATCCACCCCGACACGCCTTGCCGAGTCGGGCTTGTCTACAACGGCTGGGAGTTCATCCCGCCTCGCTGGACCGCCTATCAGTTCCTGCTTCGGTTCACCCCCGCGGAGCGCGCGGCGTTCCGCTCGGGCGCGACGGTCGACCCTGTGCTCGCGGACTTCCTGCAGCTCGCCCAGGCGGCGCAAGAGGTCGACGCGGGCGACCCGATCACGGGCGCCGGAATGCAGTATCTCGTCTCAGTCGGCGTGCTCACGGAGGCACGCAGGAAGGAAGTCTTGGATGAGCCTTGACCAGGTCGTCGTGTACGGCGTGGCGAGCGTGACCCTGCTGGGTCCGCTGTTCGCGCTGGCGTTCTCCATCATCTCGCGCTTGTCGAAGATCGAGCAGCGTCTCGACTCGGAGGACAAGCGGGTGGAGGAGTCCTTGCAGCGCCACGAGCGCCACATCCACGAGATCAGGAACCACCTGCAGTCGATCTCGATGCAGCTCGCGCGGAAGGAGAACGAATGAACAAGCAGCAGAAGGGAATCGCTCTCATGGCCGGATCTCTCGTCGCCGTACTGCTCGTCGTGCAGGGATGCGATCTCCGCAAGCAGATCGAGGTCGAGGTGCCGCCGGAGGTGGCGGCCGTCCTGAAGGTTGATCAGCCGATCACGCTGGCGAACGCCGAGCAGGTCTACACCGACTGGACCGCGTGGGGCAAGCGCACCGACGAGGCGTTCGTCGCGGCCATCGACGAGGCGCAGACGCGGTACGAGTTCGTGCACCAGTGGACGACCATCGGCCTGTCCGTGGTCGGCGAGGCCTCGCAGGGGCTGCCGTACGGCGGGCTTCTGTTCGGCGCCTTGACGGGCGCCGTCGGGCTGATGCTGCCCCAGCCGAAGCTGACCCGGAAGAAGAAGGCCGACCCCGCGCCGTGAGCAACTACGCGTACGCCTGCTGCTGCGACGCGAACCCGCCGGGCGGGACATGCGACGCCACATGCTTCGCGTCAAGCTATGTCATCACGCAGCTGAGCGGGTCCTTTCACTACGAGTCGACGGGCGGCATATCGAAGGAATGCCTCTGCCCCATCGGCATCGGCGAGGAAGTCGGCATGGAGTACTTCGTGGACGCCTCGTTCACGCTGCCTCAGAGCACGACGCTGACGCGCCGAGGCAGCTCCGGGAACTGCTGCTACGAGGCTCGCGGCGAGCTGCAGGTGACATGCGATCTTCGCATGGTCGAGCGCAACTACTGCTGCGTCGACGAGACCTATGTGACGCAGGACACTGCGTATTCGCGCACGGTCACCGTTCCGTTCTGCCTCACCTTCCGCTGTCTTGCTAACAACTTGCAGCCGTGTGCGCGCACGATCAGCGGCGCGGCGAAATGGGTCGTGCAGCTTCAGATCTGCGACTTTTGGATGGTGACCAGCCACGACTTCCTCGCCGAGGATGCGACGCCCGGATGCCAGCCAAACGCCACGCTTGCGCGCGGCATTGTTTGCGGCGGCGCCACGCTCAATCACCTGGCGAAGCTCGAGGCGCCCGACCGGATCGTGTTCACCGAGACGGGCGACTATCTGTCCGCGTTGACGGCCATTTCTTGCAATCCATCCGGGTCATACCAGCCCGGATGCGATGGCGATCCATCGGACGACACATGCATGCCGAAAGTCATGTCGAACACCTTTTTCAACGGGCCTTTCCCGATGTTCACCGTGCCGGAATTCTCCGAGCAGGACGCTCCGGCCGACTGCAGCCTCGCGTGTTTTGCGGCCGGAATGTTCGCCTCGGTGTATGACGCGTTTCTCACCTCGCCCGTGCAGCCGACCGGTCCCTGCTTCTCAACCGAGAACCAGTGGACCGCGTACGGGAGCTGTGAGCGGAGCGCGATCTTGAACGGCGGTTTCCAATGGCAGGCCGTGTAGCGTGCACCCACTGGCGCGACGCGTGCACGAACGCGCTCGCGCTGCCGCAGTACGGCTCGACGCCGAGCGTGGGAATCTGCCGCCAGTGCGAGCACTACGACGGGCCCGACCGGGGGCTCGGCGACACCATCCACCGGGTGGCAAGGGCGACCGGGGTGGCGACGGTCGTGAAGAAGGTGACCGGCGGGGACTGCGGCTGCGCGAAGCGGCGGCAAAGTCTGAATGACTCTGTGCCTTTTGCAAATGAGGCTCAAGCCCCCCTTGACGCCTAACCGATAGTTAGACACCATCTAACTGGAGGTACAGCATGACAGCAGAAGAGAAGAAGACACGGGCCGTGGGGCTCACCGACGACACCTACCGGGTGGTGACCGCCGTGGCCGCCGCCGAGAAGATCAGCCGGATGGAGGTCGTGCGCCGCGGCGTCGAGGCCTACATCGCGGTGAAGGCGCTCGAGGACGCCGTCTACAAGACGAAGCTGGAGGTGCGCGCATGATCGGCTACATCATGGCGGCCGTCGGGCTGATGTTCGCGGGCATCGCGTGCATCTCGGTGTTCATCTTCGACCACGAGGAGGTGAAGCGTGACGACCGATGAACTGATCAAGCAACTCCGCGCCGAGCGCGACGAGGCGCGGCGGGCGATCATCATCCTGCTTGCGGGGACCGACATCGCCGCCATGCACCGGCTTGCCGACGAGCGCGGCTGGGACTGCTTCAAGGAGGAGCGATGAGCAAGAAATGGGAGACCAAGGCGCAGCTCCGCTACGAGCGCGACGAGGCGCGGAAGACCATTTGCTGGGACTACAGCATCGAATACAAAGACGGGTCGATGGAAGCGGCCATCGAGTACGCAAAGAACCGCGGCTGGGACTGCTTCAAGGGGGCCGACGATGGCAGCCGGTGAGACCTACACCCAGCAGCAGAACCGGGAGGGGAAGGAGCCCCACCACGGCGACCCCTTCGAGCGGAACTGGCTGCCGGGCGCGAACACGCGGCCGACGCTGCTGCTCGAGCTCGAGGCCTGGGCGCGCTCGATCCCCGACGATCACTCGCGGAAGGTGCTGTACGACGCGATTACCCACATCCGCAATCTCGAATGGCTGGTCGACTACAAGGACCGCCGGGCCCGGATCGATGAAGGCACAATCGCCCGCCTGTGGGGCATGATCGACGCGAAGCGTGCCGAGCGCACCGAGGGGCCCCTTGAATGAGCAGCTCTACCCGGTCGCGCTCAGGCTCGCGCAGAGGTGCCTTCACCGCATTGGCCGCAGCAGTGTCGATGGCAAGGAAGCGCACGACTTCGCCATCGACGCCGTGCTCCGCGGAGTCGTCATCAAGCGGGCAATCTGCTTCGATGTCATCGACGCCTACCGGCGCGAGATCGGACGACGAGGGCACCGGCGCATGGTGGGATACCCACGATACCTCGAGGCAGCCGACGAGCACGCCACGCTCGAGCTGCCGCGAGACCTGACCCCCCTGCAGCGCGAGACGGCGCTGCTCCTCGCGTCCGGCTACTCCGCCGCCGACATCGCGAGGATGCGGGGAGTCACGGAGACGGCGGTTTCGGCGATCAAGCGACGGATATCAGAGAGGATGCAGGCATGGAACAGCTGAACAAGGCGCTGGCGGCGGCGAGCGCCGAACTGAGGAACCCCCTGAACGACGGCACCAACGCCGCGTTCAAGGGCTTTCGATACGCCACGCTCGGGGCGGTATGCAACACCGTCCGTCCGGTGCTCGCCAGGCATGGGCTCGTCGCCATGCAGTTCGTGGAGACGCCGGAGCCGGGCCGGGTGACCATCAGGACGAGGATCGCGCACGCGTCGGGCGAGTTCGTCGAGAGCTCGGCGACCTGGGCGGCCGGACAGAACATCCAGCACTTGGGGGCGGCGATCACCTACCTTCGCCGCTACACCCTGTGCAGCACGCTGAACATCGTGGGCGACGACGATGATGACGCGGAGACCATCGTCGCCCCGACACGGAAGGACAGGTAAGAAGATGCAAGATGAACTGAGTCAGATCGTGGCCCAACTGGAAACCGTCGCCAATCGCCTCAGAAGGCTTTCGAGCGCGACCCCTACCGAGACCCGTCCGAAGTCGCGGAACGCCTCAGGCGGGCTTCCTGAGCCCTCAGACGCG